ATGCTTGATTTTACGGCATTTCAAGAGATTTATGTTACTAATTTGTTACTGGTTCAGTCTTATTTTTATTATTTTAGCAGTGCTAACCCTATAGTTCTTATTGTTACACTCATAGCAGGGCTTGTGGTTGCCTTGATCACATTATGGAATACCAATGATGGATTCAGAGAAGCAGTCACAAATATTTGGAATGCAATCAAAACGACTGTAACCAATGTAATCAATTCGATTAAGTCAGTAATCAGCAGTGTGTTCAATGCAATTAAGTCTACTATTTCAAGTATACTGAACAGCATTAAATCAACCTTTACAAGTGTTTGGAACAGTATCAAGTCAACGGTATCTAATGTGATCAACGGTGTGAAGTCCACTATTTCAAGTGGTCTGAATGCTGCCAAATCTACGGTGAGCGGTGTACTGAATAGCATTAAGGCGGTTTTTTCAAATGTGTGGAATGGGTGCAAATCTGTTGTATCGAATGCGATTAATCACATAAAATCAATCATGCATTTTTCATGGTCATTACCACATTTGAAACTTCCTCATATTTCAATTAGTGGTTCTTTTAGCTTGAAACCTCCAAGTGTTCCACACTTTGGCATTGAATGGTACAAAAAGGCAATGGATGATGGTATGATCTTGAATCAGCCGACTATTTTCGGTTACAATGCGAAATCTAACAGGTTCCTTGCTGGTGGTGAAGCCGGAAGTGAAACAGTAGTTGGTACACAGAACTTGATGGACATGATTCAGGAAGCTGTGAATAACAGCGGAAACAGGGATGACGGAGCAATCCAGGCATTGCTAGAAGCCATCTATAATTGGATGTGTAACGGAGGACTGTACAAACTTCTGATTGATGTTCTGACGAATGGTGTAGAATTTGAATTTGACAATAGAGAAATTGCAAGGTTGGTGAAAAAGTATGCTTGATGTAGCAAGATACGTGAACCATCTGAACCAAAGTATTGACTTTGGTTCGGGTGGTATTTTTATTACAGATTCCGAACTTAGGAATTATGAATGGGAATATGATACTGATTATGACGAGATCACCAACTTCCATAAGGGTGTCAAGGCAAAGAAAATGAAGATCATCATTTCAGCAGCCACTGAGGAAGAAGGGATTGCAAAAAGAAATGATATCTTCCAGATCTTTGAATCTGATATCCTTGCGGAACAGTCGGGAAGACTGTATCAGGACGGCTATTACCTTAATTGCTATATCGTAGCATCGAAGAAAGCAAAGTGGTATCTGACAAAACGGTACATTGAGATCGAAGTTACCATTGCGACCGATCAGCCGGACTGGGTGCAGGAGAGAGAATTTAATTTCCTGAAGACAGAAGGAACAACCGTTGAAATGGACAATCTGAAGAAATATCCATACAAATACGGATATTATTATCTGAATCAGGTATCATCTTCCTCGATCAATAATGTTAGTATCACGGAATCAGATTTTGTGCTGCGGATATATGGTTCCGTATCAAAACCGCTTGTGAAGATTGGAGACAATACCTATCAGGTCAATGTATCGCTGAATGCAGGTGAACGATTGGAGATTGATTCCCGGAGAAAAACGGTAAAGCTAATACATACTGACGGGTATACAGAAAATGTTCTTTGGTCAGCCGCAAAAGAGTATTACATCTTTGAGAAAATCGTAGCCGGTACACAGATTATTGCGTGGGACGGTAGCTTTTCATTTGACTTAATTCTCGTTGATAAAAGGAGTGAACCATTGTGGAAGTAATGTATACAGACGTAAACAGGCTTCCACAAGGGAGCCTTGAAAAGTATTCGATTGATTTAGAACTCGGAGGTGACAATGACTTTGAGCTTCAGATGAACGTAAAAAATCATTGCATGAGTGCCGGATGCATCTGGTATATAAAAGATGAGGAATATGGCGGGATTGTGGATGATGTAAAAGTCGACACAGAAAAATCCAAAGTATATTATTCCGGAAGAAGTTGGCGTGGCATTCTGGAAAAGAAAGTGATCAGACCGGACACCGGAAAGGATTACCTTGTGGTATCCGGAGATGCAAATGATATCCTTGCGTTGCTGATAAAGCGGTGTGATCTGGTAGATTTGTTTGCTGTTCCAGGAACGTCTTCTGGAATACAGATAAACAGCTACCAGTTTCCGAGATATGTTGATGCGTATTCCGGTATTGTAGAAATGCTGTCTGCCGCCGGTGCAAAATTGAAAATCGTCTACAACGACAAGGATTCTTGTGTGAATATATCAGCGGTTCCCATAAGTGATCTGTCAGAGAAATATGAGTATTCCGATGACTACGGAATGAAAATCATAATTGAAAGGAAAACCGGAGGGGTAAATCATCTGATCTGCCTCGGAGCTGGCGAATTGGCAGCCAGAACAGTGATTGATTTGTATGTAGATAAGACAGGAGATATCAGTGAAAAACAGGCGTATTTCGGTGAGTATGAAATTGCAGAAACATACGATTATGGAAATTCTGAATCAGCTACAGAGCTGAAAGAAAAAGGAATTGAACATCTGAAGGAACTGAAAAGTTCGGATTCTGTCTCAGCATCATTCAGTAAATTGGATGTAGATATCGGTGATATTGTTGGTGGAAGAAACCGGGCGACAGGAATTGTTCTGAAAGAACCGGTTACGCAGGAAATTGTAAAAATAAAAAATGGCATAGAAACTATAACGTATAAGGTTGGTGAGGAATAACAATGGCAACAAATTATTTAGATACAGGAGATACAGGACGTGCAGTTAGTGCAGAATCTGACGGTGCACTATTTGCCGGGATTTTCGGAAGTGCAAAATATGTATTAGAAAACGGCAGCCAGTTCAAGGCAGAGGTACAGTCCAATAACATTGTAAAAATTTCTGATGGTGATGCAGTCATGTATGGACGACACGTAAGGATCCCGGCGAATGATAGTGCACTGGTTACTATTAACAATGGACATTCTGGAACGAACAGGATTGATCTGATCGTGTTCCGGTACACAAAGGATAGCACAGGAAAAGAAACGGTTGATCTGGTTGTGATCCAGGGAGAAGATTCCACCGGAACGGCTACAGCACCAACGGCGGTAGATGGAAACATTTTGACTGGTGCAATGCAGTCAGACTTCCCTCTGTATAGCGTGGAACTGAATGGAATCAATATTGTAAAGGTGAATCCGCTGTTTAATGTGATCGGTAATATCAGCAAGTTAAAGGAAGAGCTTACTGAATTAAATAGCAATTTATTAAATGTAAAAGCAGATTTGACAAAAGCAAATAATAATATTGCAATCATAAACAGTAATCTGATTTCAATCGTAGAACGTGGAACCAAAAATAACTACAATTACACAAAATATTCCAACGGCGACATGGTTATGTGGAGTAAATATACTTGGAATACCAATCTTGCAACCAGTTGGTATAACTGGTATTTTGCTTCTAGTGCTGCGGTTGGTTTTCCAGTAGCATTCAAACAAGCGCCTTTAATTATAGTATCTCCGGCAAAGACTAACGAACTGTATGGTCTTGGAGTTACCGAAGTGACTACAACCGGGTACAAGCTTACAGCATACAGTCCAAAGCAAGGAATGTGTTATGTACAAGCTGATATGCTTATAATCGGTAAATGGAAGTAATGCATTCAGTTCTTTTTGTATAAAACGAATGCATTTAACAATGCGTTACATGCACCAGTTCCAAAATTATGTCCTTTTGTGTAAATCAAATTACTTCCACTATTGTAATAGCATGAGGAAACATTAATCCATACATCCCAATTTCCAACCAAATCGTAACCAATAATGCCGACTGGAGTATAGCCACTCACTGTTGGCGCTTTAATGTAACATTCAAAATCCTTTCCTGCGCCAACGTTTATATTACTCTTTACCGTTACCTGCTTTACAGACAGTAAACTTTTTAAATTATTGCTCATTGTTGTCTCTGCATTTTTTAATTTGCTACTTAATTCAGTACGCCAGTTGATATACTGAAAGCAAAAAGGAGCAATGTATGGAAGCGAAAATAATGGATGTATTGCGAAGAATGCAGCTGATTCTTGATGAAGTACAGCTGCGGGAGCTAAAAGAAGTGCTGCAGATGACATTTACCGGGTGCAGAGTAATCCAGGAAACGGACCTGCAGGTTGTAGACAGGAGCTGGGAAGTGGATCTGGAAGAGTTTCTGATGAGTAAAGCACTGGAAGGAAAAGCATCAAAGACAGTGAAGCAATATCGGTATGAACTGGTTCGGTTACTGACCTATATCAATAAGCCAGTGAAGAACATAGATTCTGGAGATATTTCTGGATTCATGCGGGCTTATAAAATGATCCGCAAGGTAGCAAACCAGACACTAAAGAATGTCCGGGCAGTGTATAGCAGCTTCTTCGGATGGCTGCGAGATCGTGACCGGATTCGGAGAAATCCGATGGTGCTGGTGGAATCTATAAAAGTAGAAAAGAAGATCCGGAAACCATATACTGATGAAGAACGGGAGCGGATGCTGCGTAAATGCAGCAGTCTTCGGGATAAAGCGTTACTAGAATTTCTATATAGCACAGCGGTCAGAGTATCGGAGCTTTCAGAGATTAACAGGGAAGATATCCGGTATGCGAATAAAGAGCTGATCGTGTATGGAAAAGGAGCGAAAGAAAGGACGGTGTACATCAATGAACGAACCAACATGTACCTGAAAGAATATCTGGAAAGCAGAAAAGACAATGATCCGGCGCTATTTGTCGGAAGCAAGAAACCGAATAGCCGGCTGACGAAAACAGGAATTGAGGATATCATCCGGCGGATTGGAGAGAAGGCGGGCGTAGAAAATGCGCATCCGCATCGATTCCGGAGGACGGCTCTGACAAATGCATTAAACCGCGGAATGCCTCTGCAGGAAGCATCTATTCTTGCAGGACATGCCAAAACCGAGACAACGATGCTTTATTGCACTGTGGATCAGGAATCGGTAAAGTATCACCATAAAAAATATCTAAGTGCATAAGTAAATAAACTGCTTTATTTACACTCGGCATCTGGTCGGGTGTTTTTGATATGCATTTTTATATGTAACTTTATTAACGACAGTAAGGAGTGATTCTTAATTAAATAGCAAATTATCAGTTTATGCGCTGGAAGAAAAAGAGTGCTCTCCGAAAGATGCCGGAGAAAACCAGTGGAAATATCGAAAGTGGAGCAATGGATCTGTGGAGATATGGAGAATTGGCGGAAACGTCGATACATTTACCGTGTCACGTTCAAGTGCGAATGGAATATATTATTCAGACGAAATCGTATGGTATCCAATAGATATGCCTTTAAAAATTACAAAAATTGATCAGATTCTTGCCACAATTGATAGGAAGGGGAACGATGGTCTTCCAAACGTAAATATAGTAAACGCCTTTACGGAAAACGGGTGTCCATTTATAAAATTTATTATAACAGCAAACCGAACAGGGCAATTTAAAGTGTCCACAAACTTTTACATTCAGGCAAGATGGAAATAGCTTAAACCTTTTTGTATAAAACGAATGTGTTTAACAATGCGTCGCATGCACCAGTTCCAAAATTATGTCCTTTTGTATAAATCAAGTCGCTTCCACTATTGTAATAGCAAGAGGAAACATTTACCCATACATCCCAATTTCCAACTAAATCATAACCAATCACGCCAACTGGAGTATAGCCACTTACTATTGGAGCTTTGATATAATATTCAAAATCTTTGCCAGCGCCAATATTCATATTGCTTTTTATGGTTACTTGCTTCACGAGTAGTAAACTATTCAAATTGCTATTTAATTAAGAATCACTCCGGAAAGGAGTAACATGAAACTTATTTTCAACGATGCCACAGAATTAACTATCCAGTCAGCGGATATTCAGGCGGGTGGAAACCTTCTGATCCGTACCATATCCGAAACTCCGGAAAAACTCAAGATGCTTTTCCAGGATACGACAAAGACACGGAAAATGATTGTTAAGGAGCGGGAGGATGTTCTTGTAACTTATGAGAATTATGAAAACTTCTATAGCATCACGGAATACACAGGAGGGATCTTCGGTGTGGCGATGTGCAAGAAGGAGGATCTGCCAGAAGTAAAGGCAGAAATCCAGAATGCTGCAGTTATGGTTGCACAGATCCAGGCGCAGGAGCTGACAGATTTACAGGCTCTGCAGGTACAAGCCATCTATCCAGAGTGGTCAGAGGATGGTGTAGAATATGCCAAGGATTATAAGATCCAGTATAATAACATCCTGTATAAGTGCGTCCAGGCACACACTAGTCAATCAGATTGGGCGCCGGGGGTAGCGCCGAGCTTGTGGACAGCTATTGCAAATCCGTCAAGCTCTGGAACTAAGGAGAACCCAATTACGGTGCCAGAAATGGTAACAACGGCAGGAATGGAGTATGTAAAGGGTAAGTATTACAGTTGGAATGAAAAGGTTTATCTGATGAACCGTGTAGGAATGACAGACGGAGAGAGCATAATCCTTTACTTCTCGCCGGATACATTGGTTGGTCAGTATTTTGAAGAAGTCTAAATACTACATTACAAATTGATATCGAAAAATGTCGAAATAAGTTGAAAATTTCCCGAACATTACTTTGTTTGTTACAATCAAAAGAAAAAATGCAGAAGGGTAATGAAATGAAAGAAAAATGTGAATTTTGTAGCAGAAAAATTATGTTTGGGAAAAAGGACAGAACAAAGTTGATTGGTGCACGTCCTATAGTTTTGAAAAAGGGCGGCAAAGTGAGAAGGCTGGAGGTGTGGCTGTTTGGTGGTGAGTTAGACGAGAAGGCTGTAATGCATATCGGGGTGTGCGATTACGGAAGCGTTGAAGATATTTTTGAAATGAGGATACCGATCAGATTTTGTCCGATGTGTGGTGAGAAATTATAATAACAGGATGGAAAGGCAGACTCTTCGGAGCTGTCTTTTTATAATTGGAGAAAAATATGGAAATAAGGGCGAGACCGGAAAGGTCTTATTTTTTTACAAGAAATAAGAAAGAGAGACAAAAATGAAAGAGATAGTCTTACAGACCTACACCATTGCACTTCCGGTATTACTGGGGTATATTGTGTGGCTCCTGAAAAACCAGAAAAGAGACAGGGATGCAAATAGTAAGGGCACCATGCTTTTACTTAGAGTGCAACTGATTGAATACCACAGTAAGTACACACAGCTTGGAAATATCCCGTCTTATGCATACCAGAACTTCTGCGAAATGTATGAGGCATATCATGAACTTGGTGGAAATGGGATGGTAACGAAAATGATGCATGAGATTGAAGAATTACATTTGAAAAAGAAAGAGGTATAGAACATGAAAAATATTAACTGGATTGTAAGAATTAAAAACAAAGCGTTTTGGGTTTCACTGATTCCGACTGTTCTTCTGTTGATTCAGGTTGTAGCAGCAGTGTTTGGTTATACTCTTGATCTTGGTGATCTTGGTAACAAACTACTTGATGTAGTCAATGCAGTATTTGCGATTCTTGCGATTCTTGGTGTTGTAACAGACCCAACAACCAAGGGTATTACTGACAGTTATCAGGCACTTACTTATACAGAACCTAAGAAATAAGAGGTGATCAGCTATGACAAATCAGGAATTTATTGATCAGATTGCAGGGTACGTTAAAAAGTACGCTGCAATTTTTGGTATATGCGTACACAGTCCAATCATTGCACAGGCCATCTTAGAAAGTGGGTGGGGCAAGTCAAAACTTGCTGCCAATTATCACAACTATTTTGGCCTTAAGTGCGGTACAAAGTGGACTGGTAAGAGTGTGAACATGAACACACAGGAAGAATACGAACCGGGGACATTGACAACAATTGTGGATAATTTCAGGGCCTTTGATTCGATGGAAGAGGGAGTCAAAGGGTACTTTGAATTCATCCAGCTTGCTAGATATCAGAATCTTAAGAGAATCACAGACCCTAAGACGTATCTTGAAACAATCAAGGCAGATGGTTATGCGACAAGTTCAACATACGTTCAGAATAACATGAACGTGATTGAACAGTATAACCTGACTCAGTATGATGGTGAATCCGGTTCTTCCTGTGGCAGATCGAAACCGTCAGAATGGCTCTCTAAATATGTTGGAATCACAGAGGGAAGTGAACAGCATAAAGAAATTCTGAAAATTTTTAATGATTCCGGATCATGTACCAGATACAAGATGAGTGTTGGTGATCCGTGGTGTGCAACAGCAACCTCAGCTGCATTTATCGCAACCGGACTTTCAGGCATCTTTCCGTGCGTTGAATGTAGTTGTGAAAGCATGATCAACCTTGCTATTACTGCAGGTATCTGGATTGAAAATGATGCCTATGTACCTGATACCGGTGACGTGATTCTATATGACTGGAATGACAATGGTGTTGGTGATTGTACTGGATGGTCTGATCATGTTGGCATTGTGATTTCATGTGATGGATCCACGATCAAGGTCATTGAGGGTAACAAAAGCAATACAGTCGGTTATAGAGATATTGCTGTGAATGGTAAATACATCCGTGGATTCATTACACCTCATTATGCAGCCACTACTACGCCACAGCCTTCCACCAAAAAGTCTATAGAGGAAATCGCTAAAGAGGTGTATCTGGGAGAATGGGGAAACGGTAAGGAAAGACAAAGTGCATTAGAAAATGCCGGATATAATTATCAGGAAGTACAGGAAGCTGTAAAAACACTGATAAATGGAAGTGAAACGATATCTTCAAAATCTGTACAGGATATTGCGAAAGAAGTAATCGCCGGTCAGTGGGGTAACAATCCAGATCGACAGGACAACCTTGAAGTGGCAGGGTACAATTATGATGAAGTACAAAATGCAGTAAACATGATTCTGAAAGGAAATGCTGCAACAGACTTGACCGCTATTGCAAAAGAAGTCATTCGGGGTGACTGGGGGAATGGTCAGGAACGAACTGACCGCCTGAAGGCTGCAGGTTATAGTCCGGCAGCAGTACAGCAGAAGGTAAACGAATTGATATAA